GCGATCTCCATCTCTTGATATCCTCCTTGGAGTTGGGTGAATCCGTTCACGTTGAGCAAACTAGGAACACTCACACTATAATCCTTGCCCGCTTTCATCCAAACATTCACGTGCGGAAAAACCGACGTTGCCGAAGGACCAGTGGGCGCGGAAATGGTGTAGTAGCGAATCTGGGCCTCTTCGCCTGAGAAGGCTCCAGGGTTCACATATGTCATAGAGGTTATACGGTACGGGCGCCAGTCAACGAAAGGCACCTCGAACTCGTAATCGACAGAGCCTGCAACTTCGATGACGTGAGTGACGTAGGCACCGTCAGTGGGGAACGTGGCTGGGATAGCAGAATGAGGAGGAATGACGACGACCCCAATCCTCCATCTCACCAAAGGTGACGCTACAATTTGCAACCTTACGTCAATGGCTCCTGTCCACCTTTCAAAGAGCATGGATATCTGTCCCATATGACTCAAAGTTACTGAATTGCCATCTTCGTATCCATAAACACAGGGAGCGACAATCACTGGGGTAGCTTCTACCCATCCAGCTACCATCTGACTACTCTTCTTAGCAATTTCAATGACCGAGTCTTCTTCCATTCCTGGAAGCATACGATAGGTCATATCATGTGCAGTTGTCGGGTCGGAACCTAACAAGGATGCATAAGAAGCTTCTCCTGTCATGTAACCTAGGGGAGAATACTTGCGAGCAATCACTGCCTTGGAGATGGGCTCTACAGCTCTGGAATACCCCATCGCGTACGCAGCTTTCGATCCTAACTCCAACATCTTGGTGTAAGGAGTGGTAATGGGGAACCATCGGGATAGCGAAGCAGCCAATCCCAACCCTCGGCTCAACAAACCTCCGTCCACTTCTACTCCTCCTTGGAACTGGATGCGAGAAACCTGCACATCATGATAGGAAACGTAGACCGAAATCTTGATAGGGATGGCCGTCAAACCGCCCACCTGGCGAACGGCATTAATTGGAATAATTCCGTATATCCAATCGTTCTCCCACTCAGTGATAGGCTTATTGTGAATGTAAGGTAAGTCGAT